CACCCCCTTAGCCTGCAATGCCGCGTCGATAGCGGCGATACCGAGTGCAGCGCGATCTCGCCACATGGCGAACCGGATGCGATCGATCATATCCATGTAGTAGCCTTTCTCGGCGTTCCACTTCCCGACAGCCCAGCAGTGGCCCTTGCAATACGCCTCGTAGAGCTTGCGCTCGTGCTCACTGTGAGGCGCGCCTTTCTCGCCCATTGCCTCGGCCTGCGCTTCGGTTGGCTCCAGCCGCATCGCGGGGGCGGAGAAACGATCCGCAAACTCACGCATCCTACGGCGCGCGTCATCGGCATATTCGCCTTTGATTTTCATGCGCATTTGCGGGGTATCGAAAGCGCCCTTGAACGCCAGATATGCTTGGGCAAAATCCAGCCGCATCGCATCTATGTCGGCGCTGCTCGCAGGAGTGGCTGCTAGCGCCTTCATGTGAACTCGGCCCCCAATGTAATGCCAGTCCACGCGTGCGCCGGTGGCCGCCGAAATCCCCGCGCATATCTCGTTGGCGGTGTGCTTGGGGATGTCGAACAGGCCGATGGACTGGCCCTTCTCGAAGACATCCTGCGCGCAGACTTCCGTCGATAGCACGGGATTCGCCCCCGCTGTGTCGGTGCTGTGCTGGGGGGCGGCGTAGAGCTTCGTGCCATCACCGATTTCAGGCCAGTTGATGTACGGGTGGAAGTACCAGCCCTCGAAGGAGCTGTGAGTTATTTCGCCGACTGCCTCCCCGCTGCTCTTGCCGCACTCGGCTTGCGTCGTCTTGCACTTCTCGCACAGTTGCACGCCTTCGTAATACGGGACGAACTTGTGGGCGCACTCGGCTTGCGCATCGCTCACAGTGCGGCGGGCGGCTTGACAAATTCTCTCGAACATATCTAGCTTGAAGACATCCGAACCGGACATGTAGGCGGAATACTCTCGGAACAGTTTTTCGCGCTCAGTCATTGCCCGCTCCCTTGTTCACTGCCTGTTCGATGGCGCGCTCAAGGCGCTGTTTGTGTGCCCGAAGCGACCGGACAATCGGTGTCTTGTCCAGATAGTTTCCCGGCGCACGTTCGGTGATCAGATCAAGCTGCCGCTCAAGCGTCTTGATGGTCAAGTCGATGGCATCCGTCAGCGCACGCGGGGCGCACTCGGCTTGCGTATCGCGCACAGTGCGGCGGGCGGCTTGCCAAGCTTGCCACATGCGATCTGCGGCAATATCGGCGTACCCTGACATGGTGCGACCAAAAGTCATTGGACTGTTCAATCGACTATTAAACCAGTGTTCAAACTTTTCTCGCTCAGTCATTTGCTCTGCACCCTTGCCATCATTCGCTAGAAGGGCACGGGCGAATCTGATAACATCGGCTTCGTCGCCGTAAGCATCAGCATCAAAGCCGGTAACGTGAAGCCAAAGTTCTTTAATCTGTTCGTCGTTCATTTCATCCCCTGAATAAGAGCGCGGATTGCTTGCAGTGCGTTCGCATAATGGTTGGCCCATCCGGGTTCTTTGCCCGCGTCTTTTGCGGCTTGGTACGCGCGCTCAATGCCGCGAAGCTCCGAATCCTTGCCGCCATCCGGCGCGTCAGACGATATAGCGGCGCGGGCATCCCATGCTTTCCTCGCTACGTCACACATCGAATTGACGAACCGAACGCCGTGCGACTCCGAAATCAGCCCTTCATCGCGCGCCCATGTCTCGAAGCGCTCACGTTCCGCTGCTACGTCTGCGCGGTCATTGCACACATTGCAGCCGTCGCAGCCTCGTGCGGCGCAGATCAACTTGTTTCGTTCTGTCACTTTCCACTCCTTGCGATCAGCACGCTGCCGATCCTGATTTCCACCGGTTGCCCGGCCAGTGTTGAGAACAGAGCCGCGCTCGCCGCTACCGCCTCATGCAGCAGCACGCTAGTCGGCATATTTGCGTTGCATAGCGCTCGTAGGTGAGTGAGAGCGGCGGTCTTTGTGGGGGTCATGCGGCGATTTCCTGCTTAGCCGCGTCATACTGGCGGATCGCCCAGGCGATCGCGTACAGGTTCCAGATGAAGCGGAACGTGTATTCCTTGCAGTTCCACTCCCAGCAATCCTCGAAGAGGCGCGGGAAGTCTTTCGATGAGAAATCCATCAATCGACTAAACGCGATGTCTTCGCGGTCGTCTTCCACGTAGGCGAAGACGTCGTCGTTGATGTCCCGCCACAGATCGGCGCGCTGCTCGGCCGTCGTCTCGCGCCCTTCGAGGTATCCGTCGACGCGCTCCTTCACGCGCTGCTTGAAAGACGATCCGGAGAAACGCTCTACAGCGCCACGACCGTATCCGTCGCTGCTGACTGCCTGAAGCTTCTCTGCCCAGTAGCCGGTGTTGATGTAAAGCTTCTTCGGGTCGTTGCCGCGGTCGACGCGGAAGAACGAGAACATGTCCGTCGTACGCGAGAAGACGTACGTGCCGCAGTCGCCGCGGATCAGCAGCGCGCCCGGCCACGTCAGAATCTCGAACCAGTAGCAACTGTCGCCGTCCGCTGCGCGGAACTTGATGTGCCGGTCGACGCCGTCGTCGCGCACGATGGTCATCTTGTGTTGCGCGATGTCGCGCTCAAATCGTTGCTGATCGCAGCTCATGATTTCTCTCTATCGTGTCCGGCGCTGTGCGCCATTATTCGGCGGTTGCTTTGCGGATTGCGGCGAGAGCTGCCTCATAAACCGGGCGCTCTTTGCAAATCGATGACGGAATAGCATGAGCATCAACCATTGCCTGCAGCGCTTCGAGCAACTCAGGAGCGGCGGCTATCAGGCGTGCATTCGCTTCCATTTGCTCAGGCACTTCAGTAGCGCCACACCAGGCGACCTCTTGCAGAACGCCGGGGCGCACCTTGCCTTCTACATATCGACTCAATCCTGTTCCAGTGACGAACCACGGTCCAGGCGTATGTTTCTCGCTCATTCCATTTCTCCTCGTACCGGCCACTTCACATTGCGCCGCGCTTCTTCCGTCCACTTACCAGTGCGCCGTGCTCGCTTGGCTCCATGCACAAACAGGCAGATGAACAGGCAGACGAGCGCCCATATACCCGCGACGATCAGCGTGCTCACGTCGTCAGCCCATTGCATCGAACGACCGAACAGCGCTCGATCTGAGCCGCGCGGTAGTCCATTTCTGCGCCAAGGGCGAGATAGGCGCTCGCGACGATCAGCGTCACCGCCCAAATCTTGATAATCCCCATCACGCACCTCCCGCAGCCAAGAAGACGACCAGATACCAAAAGCACCCGACTCCTACGCCGGTAAGACCGACGATCAGCCCGTTTTTCTGAGCGATGGTCATCGTTAGCTCCAGAATCCGCACCACACGCCGAAGCCGTGGACAATGCCGACCGGGAAGAAGATCGCGCCAGCAATCAACAGTCCCCACGAGTGCGAGATGAAGCAGTCTGCAATGTGCGTAAGCCACGCAGCGACGACAGCCAAGGCAATCGAAATACCAACAAATGAGCCCATGTCCACTCCCCAAGTTATCTGGCCGGTTTTGGCGCCCGGATTCGAACGCTATGGATCACCGGAAACCTCAGAACGATTACGCGTGCTCGGTTGCGATCAACTCGACAACCTCGTCGAAATACGCTCGGGCGGCTTCGACCTTCTGCTTGATCTTTTCTTCGAGTGCCCGGTCCCGTTGGTACGGAACCCGAGTCACACGAAGCGCCGGGTCGATGTGATCCACGTAATGGATCTCGGTCGGCTCGAAGCGGATCAGTTCATCGGGCGTCGTCACCATGCAGTAGGCAATCTCTGCCTCGTCTCGGTCCCACAGAAGCATGTAGCCGCGGAGCTGCCACTCGTAGTCCTTGTCCCGGCCGGCGCGTATCGTGGTGGGGAAGGTCGGGAGCGACCACGACGACTTGATGTCGATGATCTTGCTTCCGGTGTCGATATCGCATTCACCGGTCAGCCAGTCGTTCGTCTTGCGCTCCGTGTTCTTCGTGTAGCTGGTGAACAGCACATCGTTCAGCAGGGCGATGGACGTGTTCTCTACGATGATTCCCTTGTCCATTTCCTTGCTCCCGATGGTCTTCGTGTAGCCGTACACGAACTCGCTTGCCAGATCCTCGACGTACGTCTTCGCGCCGACCGACAGAACCTCATCCTTACCCTTCGGCTCCGTCATGATTCGGCTCAGCGACGAACATCTGATCTTCAGCATCACTTCCCTCCATCGCGGCCTTGACCGCATCGTTGACCTTCTTTTCCTGCTCGGCGGTCAGATCAAACTGCGCATTGAGCTTTTCCGTGGTGTACTGCCCCGCGAGAATCGACTTGATCGCCTTGTCCAGCCTGGATTCGTCTATCCGCTTCCTGGCTGGCTTCGCAACGGTCGGTCGTATTCGAAGGCACTCCACCGTCTCGCCGAAGGCCCGCGTCGTGCTGGCGAACAGTGTTATCCGCTTCCCTGACCATTCTTCGATGTACGGCCCGTAGAGCTTCTGGATCGACTTCGAATTCGTGTTGTTCAGAATCAGCGGCTTCTGGCCGACCAGATGAGCGACGGTGCATTCCTCCTTCTTTCCGTCCGCTCCTGAGACTTGTTCGCGCTGCACGTAATCGATGGTCACCGTCAAGTCTTCATCCGGATTCAGTGCATACGCGCCGATGTAGTCCGGATTTATCAGCTTCTTCCAATGCGTCAGTTGCTTGTCCATATGCGGCACTCCTTTGGCCGAATTCCGACAGTTTCAGATTTGCACTACTAATCGCAACGTTTTCAAGGATGAAAGCTGATATACAACTTGCATCGATCAAAACGCTGCGTGTTCCTGCTTATTCCGCGTCGTGCCCGTCGCGCCAGTCGAGAACCTTGTCGGCGAATTCGAACAGGTGCCACCACGTGTCGTTGTTCATCTTGACTTGGAACATGTCGATGTCCGGATTCAGATGCGCCACCGCCATTACTTCATCGCCGAAATCGTCCGTCGAAACTTGGATGGACACATAAGGCCGGGTGTCGTAGTAGGGGCTAATCTGCATCGCTCACCTCAGTTCAGTTTGTCGGTCCATCCGGTCGAAGTGCTCGTCCGAATGGTCATCGGTTGCTTCGTACTCGTCGTCCAGCTCGGCAAGCTCTTTGTCGTACAGCCACTCGCCTAGCCTCGTAACACCCTGAGGCGTGCATCCGTATTTCATGGCGTCACCCGTAGATCACATCGAACACGAACAGCACAGCGCAGAACGCAGCCAGAACAATCACGATGTTCGCGTCCATCTCAGCAACCCTCCCGCGTGTCGCGCAGGCCGTCCGAGATCAGACGGGCGGCTACTTCATGGAGCAGCTTTTCAACCAGCGCGCCGGCGCCACCTTCGGCGAGACGCTTCAGTTCGATCAGGTCTTCAGCAAGTACGCTCATCTCGGTCTCCATGTCGCTGTTCGTTCAGCGCATGGATGTACTCTACACAAGCAACGCTTGTATTGCAAGAGGCTCTTGCAAGAGAAGGCAAAATTTTTTTAGCGCAGCCCCTCTAACATTGCGCGACGCAACAAAAAACCCCGCTCAAGGCGGGGTTCTTGGGGCGCTTACTTGTACTGTTATTCGACTTCGATCGACATCGGGCAGATCGTGCCGAAGGGGTAAAGCTTGGTGAATTCTTGGCCGCTGTACTGGAAGTGGCAGCGAACCACCGTTTGTCCAGTCACGGTCTGCACCAACTCTTGTTGGCCGGTCGAATATGCTGTGACGGCGAATGCGTGCGCATTTGTCGCGGCTGCGAGGGCTATTATCGATGTGATTATTTTCTTCATATGATTACATCCGGTGCTTGATTTTACGGGCCGGGACGTAATGCGCAACGTAGTACATCCAGGTGATTTCCTCCGGCTGATAAAGGAGAGTGCCCGGCTCATTATATGAAGCGAGTTGGATACCTCCGCGGCGAGAAATAAGTCGTTTCAACATGGTTTCGCCGGTGTTCAGTCGCACCAGCACGTCATCTTCGATTTCCGGCGCCGTGCCGGGCTCTACAAAGGCGAAGTCGCCAGGATTGAACTTCGGCACCATTGAAGTACCGACAATCGGCGATAGAAAGGCATGCGGATCGGTCGTCGCCAACTCCGCATACTCATCGGTAGCTCCCACAGGATAATCCCCGTCCGTCCAGATTCGTTCAGGTAATCCGCCTTGTGCTCGCCCAACCACGAACACTCTGCGGAAGTTTTTAACGTCTACAGAATAGCGCAATGGCACAGCCTGCGCGCTACTTTCGGTAACGTTTGCGCCTTCGGATTCCGTCGATACGCTAGATTGACCTGTTTTTGTCTGCGGTGATTCCCCGAACAAGAGGTATTCCCGGGTTGTATTCAACGCTTCAGCAATTGCTTCAATTCTTTTTATGCTCGGCGTCGTTTTCCCCTTTTCCCATTGCTGAACGGTCTGCCATGACACGCCGAGACGGGCCGCAAGCGACTCCAGCGAGAGCTCTGCGGCTGCTCGCAATTCTTTGATTCTGGTGTGGATTGTCATATCCGCAATGCTAGCTGCAAGCGTTACTTGCGAAAATGCAAGAGGTGCTTGCAACACAAGCGGTACTTGTATAGAATGGTCTCCATGCACACCACTATCAAGTCCGTCATGACCCAAACCAACGATTCCCTCGAACGTGCCATCAAGCACTTCGGAACCTTGAGCGCTATGGCTCGGGCGCTGGAGCTGTCCGGGTATCAGGTCATCCAGGAGTGGCGAAAGCAAGGTCGCGTCCCGGCTGAGCACTGCTCCGCCGTCGAGGCGCACACCGGAGTCATGAGCGAGATGCTCAACGACCGGATCGACTGGACCTACTACCGGCGCACCGGAAAGATCGCCGCCTGATTTCCTTCTGGCTAGTTTCATGAGCCGGATCTTCTTTTGCGTCAATTTCATGTTGTTCTTTTTTTAACGAAAGGAGGTAAAGCAAATGTCTCGACGTGCTGAGTTCCGAAACGAAGTTAAGACCCGTCTGGAAGACCCGGTGTACGAAGGCATGCAGGCGTACAAAGCCCTGTATGGCATCGACTCGGATTCCGCGGCCCTGGCTCGCATCACGAAGCTGTTTCTGTTTGGCACTGTTGGCACTTTGCCTGCGAACCTCCTTGGGGTCAGTGCAGACGTGGCCCAAAACGGGTCCCGCATCGCAGCATGACCAATAGCACGACCAACTTGGCAGCTGAGCTCCCAATCCCTGAAGCGGGGGAATTGGTGTCTCGGGCTATCCAAATGGGCGTGTCGATGCAGATTTACATTGGGTACCACGTCCTGCGCTCAGCATATGGGCCGTTGCACCCGGTAGTTGTTCAGTTTGAAGCAGCCCACTTTGGGCGGTGACGGGGCCTAAAAACTAAACGGTCGACCACGATCGGATGAAGCAGTAATAAAAGCCGCTTTCCAATAGGCGCCTTCTATTTCTACTTTTCAGTACAACTAACGCCTGAAGGCGGTAGGGGCCTTGTGTGAGCATTCAAGCAATGAGTTGGGCGATGGAGCAGCAGATCGTGACGGACGCATCGGCGCGTCACGTTCTGCTGTGTCTCGCCAATTACGCCGACCATGATGGAAAGGCTGCATTCCCGTCGACTGCGAAGCTCGAACGGGACACTGGGCTTTCCGAAAGCACGATCCGACGCAAGCTCGACTCACTTGAGGAGTTGGGAATGATTGCAAAGGGCAATCAGTCGATCGTCGCCGCTTATATCGATCGCGCCGACAAGCGTCCCATCTGCTACGACATTCAGATGAAAAAGCCGGGTGGCACGGTGAACCCCCGTTCAGAGCGGGGTGTCACGGTGACGCCGACGGGGTGTCATGGTGAAGCTAACGGGGTGTCAATGACGCAGGAACGGGGTAGCACGGTGACACCCAATACGTCCTTTAACCCGTCCTTTAATCCACCCTTAAACCAAAAGCGTTCCAGCGACCGTGCTGACGCACTCGTCGCCGGCGCCGAAAAGAAGGCTTCGACGCTGACAGGCGAGACGTGGAATGCATACGAATCGGCTTACGAGCGTCGATACGGGACGAAGCCGGTACGAAACGCCACTGTCAACGCCCAGGTTGCCAACTTCGTGAAGCGTCTTGGCGGAACTGAGTCGCCCGCGGTCGCTGCGTTCTATGTCTCGCACAACAACCGGTTCTACGTGCAGACGATGCACAGCGCGGGCGCGATGGCGAAGGACGCAGAGAAGTTGCGCACAGAGTGGGCGACGAGCACCCGAGTCACCGAAACGAAGGCGCGTGAAGCCGACCGGCTCCAAACATCGGGCGATATGTGGTCCCGACTCATCGAACAAGCGGAGGTAGCAAATGGCGGCCGTTGATCTGATTCAAGCACTCGCGGCGACTGCCGAGTTGTGCGGAACGAACCTGAGCGAAGCGGCGGCAAAGATGCTGTTGACCGATCTCGCGGACTACGACGAGCGCGCGGTGCTGGTCGCGCTGTCGAAGTGCCGTCGCGAACTGAAGGGACGTCTGACGCTTGCCGAGATCATCTCGCGCATCGATGACGGCCGGCCGGGCGCAGAGGAAGCGTGGGCCGTTCTGCCGTTTGACGAAGGCACATCGGTCGTGTGGACCGAGGAAATGTCAAAGGCCTTCTGGGTTGCATATCCGCTCATCGAGGAAGGCGAAAAGGTCGCCGCGCGCATGGCGTTCAAGGAATCGTATCTGCGCCTTGTCGCTGAAGCGCGCGAGCATCGCATCCCCGCTCACTGGACGGCTTCTCTTGGTCACGACAAAGACGGCCGTCAGCCCGTCTTGGCGGCAGCAGTCGAGAAGGGACGCATTTCAAAGTCGCATGCATGCGCGCTGATTCCGAACTTTGAATCGGTCGACTCAGTTACGCCGTTGCTCGAATCGGCGAAGTCAAAAGAAGCTTTCGCATTGGCGGAACAGGTCATCAAACGCATCGGCGGCGGTAAGTGAGCATGAACTGCCGCAACTGCAAACACGCACAGGCTAAGACGGAAGCACGCGGGATGAACCAACTCGGTTTCCGCAACTGCAAGCACCTGCCGGTCTATCACTTCGTGGGCGGCGGCAACGTGTGCCGGATCGGCAAGTTCGAGGCGAAGGCGTGAAGCGCAGCCCGTCCGCATTGACTGCGGAACTGCTGAAAGAGCAGGGCTGGCTAGTTTGGACCGTAGAGCGCTGGATTCCAGGCGCGCGAATCCGAGTCGACCTGTTCGGGATTCTCGATCAGATCGCGATCAAGGACGGTGAGGTGATCGGATTGCAGCCTACGAGCTGGAGCAACGTGCCGGCCCGGGTGAAGAAGATAGCCGAGTCGGACCATATTGCCGAGGTCAGGAAATTGGGTTGGACGTTGCATGTGTATGGGTGGAAGTGGTGCCCCAAAACAAAGCAGTGGTTACACAAAATTGTTGACGTGAGCTAACGCGATGAAAGAAATCTGGCTTGGTTCTGCGAAAAATCCGCTTCTTATTGACGACTGCGATGAGGCTCTTGTGATGTCACGGGCTTGGCGTGTTGGGTCGCATGGCTACGCGCGGATCAACGTAAAGCAGGAAGGAAGGCAGACGACTGTACTTTTGCACCGCGCTCTGCTTGGGCTTATACCGGGCGACAAGCGAGAAGTCGATCACATCAATGGCAACAAGCTCGACAACCGACGCTTCAACCTTCGGGTGTGCGAGAAGGGGCAAAACGGCGCGAATCGCGGCAAGCAATCCAACAACCGGTCTGGTTTCAAGGGCGTCGAGTGGCACAAGGCGTCCCGCAAATGGTGCGCCCGCATTGGGTACAGGAACAAAAGCATTCATCTCGGGGTGTTCGATTCGCCCGAGTTGGCGCATGAGTTTTATTCGTTAGCTGCCGAGATGTTGCATGGTCAGTTCGCGAATGTTGGGGACGCGAAGGCAAAGGAATGGCGCCATCGCATTGTGGACGTGAGTTAGGGAACGGGGGTTCCAAATGGATCAGTGGTGGACTAACAGGGAAGTCGAGATCATCCGCAAGATTTGGTCTTCGACGGAAAGCATCGAGAGTCAAATGCATTTGCTTCCGAATCGGTCGCTTAAGGCGGCGAAGAACAAAGCGCGTGCGCTCGGGCTCGTCAAGGCTGTAGTTGAAAGGGAACTGATGCGCGATAAGGCGTTAGACCTCTTGGAGTTCTACGGGCCGATGTCGGCCGACAGGCTGATGGCTTTGATCCATCGATCCAGGCAAAACGCCGATTCGATTATCCGCCAACTCTACGATGAAAATCGCATCCACATCCACGGCTATGACGTGCTGATGCGCGCGAAGAAAAGCCGGATGGTCAAGGTATGGGCGGCCGGCGAGGGAAAGAACGCTAACGCGCCGAGGAAGCGCCAAAAGGTCGAGATTGCTGAAGTCCGGCAGGCCATCACGGTATCGCAGCCATTCCGTGACCCGTTCATCGAAGCCTTCTTTGGAGCAGCAGCATGAGACGAGCCCTGATTATCGGCGCCGATGGAATGTGCTTCGTTCTGCCGGCTCTGTACCTCGCGTACGTGAAGCAGAAATCCGAGTTCTCGGTGCGCAACGCGATCAAGAACGGCTGGAAATTCTGCGGCTACAAGATCGACTGGATGGAGCAGAAATGATCCCTGACAACTTTGATCCGCTCTATTTCGCGCTCGGCATCAGGCGCCGCGACTGGAACCAACCGACGCCGGTGAAGCAATGAACGACGAACAGAAAGCCGCGCTCGACTTGGCCGTGCTGAACCTCAAAACTCACGGCGACGATCAGTTGCTGCGCGCAGTGCAACCGTTGATTGAGTATTACGAAGCCCGCGCCCTTCTATCCGATGGCGGCAAGGGTGAGGCGGGATGCAGCATGGGCGTTGGTTGCGATGAGGCCGGAGTCTGCTACGCAATGGCTCACGGTCAGCCGGAACGATGTGCCGCCCCGCAAGCCGAGTGCGCCCCGCGTGCCCTGACGGATGAGCAGATTCACGAAATTTGGGTCAAATCGACCGCTCATACGATAAGTAGGCGGGTCGCTGTCGAATTCGCCCGCGCCATCGAACAGGCAGTGAGGGAGCCGAAATGACCGGCCGCGAGCAATTCGAAGCGAACTACGAAGAGCGCAAGCTTCCTCTCCTGTCGTCGGTGAAGGAGAGCCATTGGAATACATGGCAGGCCGCGCAGGAGGCGATTCTGTCGGCGCATGGGCCGGCGGTGATGCTCACGTGTCTCGACAACATCGCAATCATGCCGGCGCTTCCGGAGATTGTGAAATGAACGCCTGCAACGGCTGCGGTTCAGGCGGAACGACCCCGCACACGCACGATTGCCTGTTCGGTCACTTCCTCGACTACCAGAACTGGCGCGAACTCTCATGGGCGACGAAGCAACTGTTACGCGTCGCTTACGAGCATGCAGCTCGGGACGCTACGCCGAAATGGCGGCCGATCGATTCGGCTCCAATGGACGGCACGCCGCTGATGCTGTTCGCTCGTCACGTCGATGCCGAGGCGCCTATTCGCGTCGTGGGGTGGTACATCGATGGCGAGGGATGGATCGATTCAGCATTCCGCCCGAACAGGCCGCAGCGCCTAGCCCCTTCTCATTGGATGCCGCTTCTGGAGTTCCCGAAATCATGAGCGAGGTCCAGCGGTTCCGTCTTGTTCACCCCACAGCGCGGCAACTCGCCTCGCGCGCGTGTATCCAGGCTCCGGACGGATGGCTCGTCGAACTGAAGCCCGCCACGAAGTCCCGCGTTCAGGAAGCTCTCTATCACGCGATGTTCAGCGACATCGCCAAGCAAGTGCCATTCATGGGCGCCATGCGGGATAGCGAGACATGGAAGCGGCTCCTAGTCGATGCGTTCGCACGGATTAAGGCTGCTGAAGGCGATCCAGTACAGGGAATCGGTGCGATCGTACCGAACCTCGACGGGACGGGATTCGTGCAGCTCGGCGTGCAGACGCGCAAGTTCAGCAAGAAGCACGCTTCGGAGTTCATCGAATTCCTGCACGCGTGGTGCGCTGAGAAACAGGTGAGATTTTCCGGGAGTGGGGAATGATGGCAATCGGGTTTGTTATGTTTTCAGTCGCATGCTTAATGTCGTTCTTCGAGCCGTTCTTCGTCGAAAAGAGCGAAGGGACGCCGACATGGTATGCGGTTGTCGGCGTCATCTTTTGGGTAGGAGGCGCACTCGGGGTTATCGGTAGCTTCGGAGCCATCCTCTGGAAGCTGTTCCCATGACAGCCCGGCTGATCGGCATCCCCAAGCCGCAGACCTTCCGCTCGGAGAAGTTGCGCCGGGCGGTGGCGACGTTGCCGTGCCAGGCATGCGGACGCAGCGGCTCTACTCAGGCGGCACACGCCAACATGGGTAAGGGAATGGGAATCAAGGCGAGCGATGCATTGGTCGCGGCTCTCTGCACCAAGTGCCACTCGGAACTGGATCAGGGCGGCAAGATGAGCAAAGTTGCGCGCCGTGAGTTCGAAGCCGAGATGGTTCTCAAGACTTATGTCGCATTAATAGAGGCAGGCGTCATCGGTGTGTTGAAATGAAGTGTAAAATATGCATACCTAAATATTGGAGCGGAGATGGCCTCTCAAAAGCATAAAGAGCCGGTCGTCACGCACAGCTGCGCGAACTGCCGGCATTACGGTGTATCGCAAAAGATCGCGTGCTGTAAGCGTTATCCGCCCGTACCGGTTTATGACTATTCATCGGGGAACGTCATGGCGCACTATCCAGTAGTCGAGCAGGACGACAAGTGTTCGGAGTGGGCTCCGGTGCTTGCATCATGACGGACCAGAACTTGCGCAAGTGGGCGACGGATCGCGAGCTGAAGTATCTGGACGCCATCGAGGAACAGGGAAGCCGCACGAAGGCCGCCAAGAAGCTTGGTCTGCATCACAGCACGGTCGCTCGGGCGATTGAACTGCTTGAGAAGCGCGCAGCCAGATCGGGGTATGCGCCGGCGTACAACATGACGCACCCAGCGCCGGACGGATTTCTGACCAAGGGCACATCAACTTATTTCGGGAAAGACGGACAGCAGGGCGGCCAATGGGTCAAGACGGATATTGACCGGGAGCGTCAGGCCGAGATCATGCGCGAGGCATTCGGCGCGATGGCGGAGAACGTGCCGCGCCTCGCTCCGATCAAGAGGCCGAAGAAGACGATCGACAATCTCTGCAATCTGATCGTTTTCACGGACTATCACCTCGGACAGCTTTCATGGCATCGCGAAGGTGGTGCGGATTGGGATCTGAAGATCGCAGAAAGCCTGTTGCGGGATAGTTTTATCCACATGGTTGAAACCGCGCCACAGGCGAAGACCTGTATTTTGACAATACAGGGTGATTTCCTGCATAGCGACGGGCTGCTGCCTCTGACTCCGGCGCACAAGAACGTTCTCGACACGGACGGGCGCTTCTCGAAGATCGTCGCATCCGCAATCCGCGTGTTGCGCCACCTGATCGACCACGCGCTCGCCAAGCATGAAACGGTTCATCTGGTGATGTGCGAAGGGAATCACGACGAGGCGAGCTCGGTTTGGCTACGTCAGATGTTCGCCGCGCTGTATGAGAAAGAACCACGCCTGACGGTGAACGACTCAGAACTGCCGTTCTACGTCCACCAGCACGGCGAGATCATGTTGGCGTTCCACCACGGTCACAAGGTGAACAACGAGCAGCTTCCGATGCTGTTCGCGGCGCAGTTCCCGAAGGTGTGGGGCGCGACGACGAAACGATACGCGCACTGCGGCCATCGTCACCATGTCGACGAGAAGGAATACAGCGGGATGATCGTCACGCAGCATCCGACGCTATCAGCCCGAGATGCTCATTCCGCACGCGGTGGCTATATCTCGCAGCGTGCAGCGTCAGCAATCACATACCACGAGAAATTCGGCCAAGTGGCGAGAACGATTGTCACGCCCGAGATGTTCGATAGCGCGGAGAGTTGAGAAATGGCAATGACGATCACATCGCCGATGACGCATGCGGCGGACGCAATAGCGAATAACGTCCAGGAGACGATTTGCGCGGAAATTAAGCGCGTCATCCACGAGCACATCGATCCGGTCATCTCGGAAATTGCAGATGCCAAGGCTCGTGAGCTATGCCGGAACGTGCATGTGGTCATGCAGCGGAATATGGCGATGCCCGGTGACATGAACGTTTATGTGACATTCAAAGCGGGGAATTGAAATGATACTGAAAGAATCCAACAGCGCAGCATGGCTGGTCGAAGTCAAGAAGCGCGTCACCCGGCTGGATCAGATGACCGCGCAGGGTGGAAGCGACGCGGCATGGAAGGAAGCGGGCGAGTTGATCGCTGCTGCTCAGATCCTGCGGGATGAAATCGCGGTAGAGGCGAGCAAGGGAGGGTGAAATGGCAGCGCGTCTACGCAAGACGCACCAAGAGGATGTGAGAGCAAAAATTCAGGCAAGTCAGCTAATAAATGTCTTGCAGAATTATGCACTTGGTGTTACGGAATCCGAAATCCCGATGGGGCGATTGAAGGCGATAGAGATCCTGCTGCGCAAGAGCGTGCCGGACCTGTCGCAATCGTCGCTTGAGTTGAGCGGGAAGGAAGGCGCGCCGGCTGTGCAGGTGAACATTGTCAAGGCGAAGTCGTAAAGCGTTGATATATATCCCATTTAAGATAAAATACGCAGGAAACCTAAGCATTCTGCGTTGCTGGTGGTGCGCGCGGGAGGTTGGTGAGGGTGAGACGTGCTGCGATCCGCGCGAGAAGCACTTTTGAGTCAACGGGAAGCTGAAAATCTGCGCCGCGCGTATGTGCACATACGGCGGAGGCGGTAAGTAGGGTAGAGGAAAGCGCCGCCGGCGTGAAGCGAGGTTCGAATCCTCGCCTTCCCTCCAAATTTTACGAGGTGTCACCTATGACGATTGCCATTTTCAAGCCGATTGCCGATGCGCTCGGAGAGGGCGAGGTTGTGTGGAACAAGCTCGTGCAGAAGGTCGTGGACGAGATCGAGCACGCTGAGCATATCGCCGCGGGCTGGTTCACGTCGGCGCATGCGGCGTTGGAAGCGGCTGATAAGCCAGTCGAAGAGAAGGTCGACGGGCGCACGAAGGCAGCGCGGGACGCCAAGAAGGACGCGTCGTGAGAGCCCCGAAATCGTACTTCGTCGAACAGGGCCTCGCTGAGCTTGGACTGAGCGGCGCAGTCTACGATTTCGAGCCGGAAGACTTGGAACGCATCAGCAATCGCCTGGATGCGAATCTGGCCGAGTTGGAGAGCAAGGGCGCGCGTATTCCTGGCTGGCAATTCGCCGATGCGCCGGGCGTCTCTAACCTGTCGACCGAAGTGAACATTCCGACCGCGCTGGTCAATCTCGTGATTCTGTCCGCTGCGATCGTCGCGGCGCCGAGCATTGGCAAGTCGTTGCATTCGGTCACGGTCGCTCAGTTGAAGATCGCGCGGGATAACTTGCTGTTCTTCAACAAGCCAATCCCACAGTATCAGCGCCCGAGCAACATGCCTGTCGGGTCTGGGAATCAGCCGTGGGCTGATGGAGTTCAGTTTTACCCGCAGCGGCCGCCGAAGCTCGATGCAGGCCCGGATTCGCATATGGCGCCTGACATGGAATTGTGGTCGGGCAACAACAATATCGAGGGGTTTTGATGGCAACGATCAACAATCTCTGCTTCGACCAGACGCCGAACCTCGCCGATCAGGTTCCGATCTACGCGCAGTCCAGCGGCACGACTCAGCGCACGTCGATCAATCTGCTTCTGCAAGTGCTGAATCAACTACCGACCGTGCAACCGGCAGCGGGATCGGGCGAGCTGTGGATCGATACCAGCGCCGGCAATGTGATCAAAGTCGCGCTCTAGGAGCACACATGTACGTTACCGCAGTCAGCCCGCTCAAGACGAAGCACCTTGTCACCGCAGCGACGACCAACGCAAGCATGCTGTCCGGCTTTCCGAGCGATCTGGACGGGATTAGCGGATGGGCGACGGTCACGTGCTACCTGAAGATTTTCGACTTGGCGAAGGCGCCGACGCTCGGCACCGATCTGCCGATGATGACGGTCATGCTGCCGGCGAACGTGCAGGTGTTCGCCAATTTCGGCGTGAAGCCGCTGTCGCTGAAGAACGGGCTCGCGATCGCGGTCACGCTGAACCCGGCTGACACTGACGCGACGGTGCTGGCCGCGGCGAACACGTCGGGCGCTGACATCTTCTACAGCCCGAGCAACGCGAATCCCTGATGGCTCAAGTCCCGTTGGCTAATACGCAATCGCTCCCGGTGCCGTTAATGACCGGGGGAACGAGCACGACTGACGACGGGAATGTGCAGGGCGGATTCGCGGTCAATCTCAAGCTGCGCCAGATCCCGACGAAGGACAAGCCCGGCACGTGCACATCCCACGGCGGCCTGACGCAATGGCTTCCTTCCTCGGCGATCGGCGAGTCGGACCGCGGCGGTATCCTGTGGAAAGACAAGATGTACCGCGTGCAGGGCTCGTCGGTCTATGCATACGCTGCTGACGGAACGCGCACGCTACTCGGGGGTGTTGTTAATGATGGCCTGAAGTGCCGTCTAGACTACAGCTTCGATAATCTGATCATCGTGAGCGCTGGCCTTCTGTATTACTACGCGCCGACCGGTTATAGCAACGCGACCGGCGCAACTGCGGTGAGCGGCGGCACCGGCTACAACGTCGGCGACACGATCACGATTGGCCCGCTTGGGTGCTTCGCGACTCTGACCGTTACGGCGGTATCGTCTGGTGTCATCACGGCCGTTGCAGTTACGACTCAGCAGCGCGTGCTGACGAACTTCATCCCGGCGAATCCAGCGCCGCAAGTGCTGTCTAGCGGTGGAGGAACGGGGGCGACGTTCAATATCGTGTGGACGAGCGTCGGCAACTTCCTGCCAGTGAATATGAGCCTGTCGGCCGGCATCACGCCGATCGTCGACGCGTGCTTCATGGCTGGCTATGTGATCGTAACGGACGGCGTGGACGTCTGGGTTAGCTCGCTGGTGAACCTGACGTTCTTCCCTGGCTACTTCGGGAGCGCGGAATACGATCCGGACGGCATCACGGCAATCTTCAAGCTGAACAATCAGCTGTATGTGCACGGAGTGAACACCACTCAGACGATGGCTAACACGGGCGGGAATAACTTCCCGTTCACCGTGCAGCAGTCTTACACGTTCGACATCGGCTGCGTGTCCCGCCAGACGATGTGCTATTTCAACCGCTCGCTCGCGTGGATTGGCGGCGGCCGGAACATGCCGAACGGCGTATGGATGCTCAACGGCAACGCGCCGGCGAAGATCAGTTCCGCGGCGGTCGACTTCGAGTTGGCGAAGCTGTCGGCCGCACAGGTCGCGGTGGTGACGCTTGAGGCGATCTCGTTTGAAGACTCGGAACTGCTGTACGTGCACCTGCCGGATAAGACGCTGGTGTTCGACGCCACAGCAACGGCCGGGCTCGGCGTGAAGTTCTGGACGCAACTGAACAGCGGAGCGGAAGCCAATGATTTCTATCGCGCTCGCAATTTTGTACGTTTCAACGGCATGTGGGCTTGCGGCGATCTTGCTGACAACCGTGTCGGATTCTTGGATAGCACTACTGGCGGTCACTATGGCGCTCCTGTACTGCATCGCACTTCGAGCCCTATGGTTATGCTGCCGCTGGCATCAGCGGGGCTCCGGTCGGTCGAACTGAAGTGCATCACGGGGCAGGCCGGCGACACGTCGCGTATCGCCATGACCTACTCGTCGGACGGGATTCGCTGGTCGCAGACGCGCTACACGCGGGCGGTTACGCGCGGTGGCTATAGCAAGCGCATCCGATGGCTTCCAGGCGGTCTGACGCGCAACAAGATGCAGGTTCGGATCGATCACGTGACGACAGCTCATGTCACTTGGTTTGGGCTGGACGTCGAACTCGAACCGCTGGCGACCTGACATGGCGAACCTAACTCGCATCCCGCAGATGTTCCTGACGTCCGCTCTCAACGGAGATTCGGCCGTTGCGGATGCTATCGGGAACGTGGTGAACGGTAGCGCAATGAATGGCTACGACCCGGTTGTGTCGGGCGGCACAGCAACGGCTGTGTTCTCGTCGATCGGCACGAACATCTACGTTGAAATTACGTTGGTCACGCCGGGCGGTTTCCCGAGCGTATCGCTTCCATTTACTCACCAAGGATTGAGCAGCCAGAGGGGCGTTATTCCTGGCATATCAGCCGCAGGTGTCGCAGTGACCGGGGTTATCGACCCGGATTCAGCGGATCTCAGGTTGTTTCGCTATGACGGCGCGGCGCTGTCAGCAGGGACGTACTTTTTGGCAGGCACATATCAATCTTCGGTGGGGTGACCTATGGTAGCAGCAGCGGTAGGCGCGGGCGTCGCCGTGGCGGGCGTGGCAGGATCTGCCATGTCTGCCAACGCGGCTGGTGACGCAGCAGACGCGCAGTCGCAGGCAGCGCAGAGCAATCTCGCGCTCGCGACGCGCCAATACGACACGATGCAGCAGCAGATTTCACCGTATCTCGCGGCCGGGCAAACCGGTCTGACGGCGTACGGGGATCTGCTCGGCTCGAACGGCGCCGGCGCGCAGAATCAAGCAATCGGCGACATCAAGAACGGTGCGCAGTTCCAAGGGCTGATGCAGACGGGCAACGAGAACATTCTTGCCAATGCCTCGGCGACCGGCGGTCTGCGCGGCAGCAACACGAGCAACACGCTCGCAAACACGTCGATCAACACGCTCAACGGGCTCATCACGCAGCGCCTCGCTGGATACGGTCAGTTGATGGGCAACGGGCTGAACGCGGTCAGCGGCTCACAGGCGGCCGGGAATGCGTTCACTGGTGCGGCGACCAACGCGAACAACCAGCAAGCCAACGCCGCGACGTCTCAGGCCGGCGCGCTGTCGAATGCGTTCAACTCGGGTATCGGCGCGATTACGCAGGGGGTGAATGCGTACTCGACGATGGGTGGCGCGGCGAATCAGCCGACCTACGGCACGACGGGCGCCGGCAATCCGATCTATTTCACGGGGACGTAAATGGCCGAACTCATCGACTTCTCGAATATCGGGAAGGGCATCGATTCGCAGATGGCGAACGCCGCGCTGTCCGGGCAGCAGATCGGGCTGAACGCGGCGACCGCGCCGTCACGTATCCAGGCGACCAACGCAGCGAACGCGGCGACCGTATCGAACTCCGGGCTTCAGATCGCGAATAATCAGCGTCAACAGGCGTTCCAGATGGAATCGCAGGCGCTGGCGTCGAACCCGAACGCTCAGCCGGCCGACTATCAAGCGCTTGCGGTCAAGTACCCCGAGTTCGCGCAGACGGTCAACCAGAACACGAATCAGGCTCAGACGAATTGGGCCAACATCCGTCAGCGCATGTCGTCGGACGCTGTGAGCACGGTTGCCGGCATGCAGGCTCGGTTGCAGGCGAACGACCCGAACGGCGCGCTCGAACTGTTGGAGGCGCGTGCGGTGCGTCAGGAGAACTCGGGCGACGCGGCCGGGGCTGCTCAGACGCGCTCGTTCGAAGCGTTGATTACGAAGAACCCTGAACAGGCGAAACAGGTTGCCTCGCAGATCCTGAACGCTGGCAGCGCGAACACGGCGGATCAACTGTATGCAAACCAGACATCCCAAGCTCGCGCGGTGGTGGCGCAGAACACAGTCCCGGCAGCGGTCGCTCAGGCGAATGCAGATGCTTCTCGTGCTGGAACGGCAGCCGCGTATGCCCCGCAGCAAGCCGAGGCGGGAATCCAATCGACTCAGGCTGGAACTGGTCTGACGACGGCCCAAACAGGCGTCACCAATCAGCAACTGATCGCGCCTCCCGCGGCGATTGCTGCTGCTCAGCCGGAATACACGGCCGGGCAGACGAACCAGCAGCTGGCCGACCAAGCCGGCGAACTTGCGGGCGCATTCAATCAGGTCGAGAGCGGCGGCACGAGCGGCGTGCTCGGCGCGACGTGGGACAACGCTGGCCGCAAGTGGACGGGCGACACGTCGAAGCTTCAGCAGTTGCGACAGGAAGCCGCGTCGGTCGTGGTGCAAGGCGAGGTTGCGAGCATGGTCAACGGCAACTTCACGGACGCATCGACTGCGAGGGCCGCGGCGAACGTCCCGACGATCACGGACGGTCCGAAAGCATGGGCGACGTATCTTCAAGCGCGGCAGAAATTCCTCGCATCGAAGGCCGCGTGGTCGAACGCGCGCGGCGATTGGGCGCGCAGTAACAACGCGTCGTTCGGCCCGGCATACCGCGATTTCACCATCCAAACGCCTGACGGCAACGCTGTGCTCGTCAAGTCGGGCGACAGCTTCACGAAGTTCGCAAAGAAGGTTGCGCCGACTTATTACACCGCGCCGGGTGAAAACTCCTTCGATCCGACGAAATGACCAAAGATACCTTTCCTGTGTCGTATCGCGATCCGGTCTACGCGGCTGCGGATCAGGCTGCGTCGGCTGCTGCTGGCATTCCGTCTGGCTTGCTGTCGAGCATCAGGCTCGCTGGCGAGAAGTCGAACGCCAATCAGGTATCGAGCGCGGGAGCAACCACGCCGTATCAGTTCACGCCGACGACGCGCCAGTTGATCATCAAGAAGTACAACATCGACCCGACGTCATCGCCTCAGGCCGCGGCTCTCGGTGCTGCGTATCTGCTGAAAGAGGGCATCGAGCGCACTGGAAGCGCAGCGGGCGCGGTCACGCAGTACATTGGCGGCACCGATCCGGCGAATTGGGGCGGCCAAACGCGCGCATACACCAACCGCGTCATGTCGCACTTCACGAAGGGCGGCGGACAGGATACCCCGCAGGCCGAGCCGATCCCGGCTGCTCCGCTTCCGAGTGCTGCGTCGTACGGGCTTGACCCGTCCGTAGTTGGACTTGGCGGCGCTGCTAGTCCGCAGCCTACCGCAACGGTTCAGGCGCCCCAAGCCGCGGCGCCCGGTGCTGGCGTGAACGCTCAGGTCGTCGCGGATTACAACGCCGGCCGGCTGTCGCCCGAGGACATGGATGCAGTCGACCAGCGCGTGAAGTCAGGAAAACTGGCGATTGATCCTGGCGCGTTGCAACGTCCGACCACCGCCCCCGCTCCCAATGCCGCCGGCGCTTCCGGGCCAACGCAAGCAAATCCAACCACCGCCCCCAAGCCGATCGGCCCGCAAACGCTCGCCGCGATGCAGGCTGGCACGCTCACGCCCGCTCAACTGGCAACGATCAAGGCGGGGCTCGACAATGGCACGCTGACCATGCCGGCCCAGGCTCCGCAACAGGCGCCTGCTCAGGACGCGACCGGACCGCAGAACGACGGGTATTTCGTCGCGGGATTGCCTGCTTCGGCCGCTCCGACTGCGCCGCAGGATCCTGCCACGGCTGCGAAGAATGGTTCAACGTGGTCCGACGTCGCGGAAAAGGCTGTTGGCGGTGTGGCGGGCAGTCTGTTGGACATCGCATCAGCCGGCGGTCGTCTGGTTGGTGCGAACGACTTTGCCAATCAAGCCCAAGCCGCGCATCAGCAGATCGACGCACAGATGGCGCGCGACTCGAGCAACAGCGTCGCGGGCAAGGTGGCCGGCGCTGTCGGCTCGGCTGTGCCGTACGTCACGATGGGCGGCGCATCGCTTCCGGGTGCCGTGGCTGGTGGCGCTGTGGCTGGCGCGGCTCCTGCTGTCGCACAGAACAAGTCCGGTATGGAAGTGGCGCGCGACGCTGCTGTCGGCGCTGGCGCTGGCGCTGCTGGCTTCGGCCTCGGCTCGGTCGTCGGTAAGGGAGTCTCCGCGCTGGCTGAGAACCCGACCGTCGCCAAGGGCATCGCGCGTATTCAAGAGATGTTCGGCAAGACGCCATCGGCGGCGACGAAGGTAGCAGCCAGTGGCGCGGCTCCGGACGCTCAGGTCGCGGCCGATATTGCCCGAGCAACGGACAATACGCCCGGCGGACTGGCGACGAAGCTTGAAACGGCTCAGGCGCCGCAAACGCCTGGATATGTGCCGACCGCGGCCGAGCTGGCGAACGACGCCAACGTGACGACGCTCCAGAAGGCGAACACGAACGCGAATCCGTCCATCGCTGCCAACGCGAGCGCGAACAACGACGAGGCGATCGCGCGTGAACTAGCGCAGCAGGGCACGCCGAACAACCCAGGCACGCCGGCCAATCCGCAGGCAGCGGACCAAGCAGCAGAAGCCGCGGCGCAGCGTAGTGATGCTCTGGCGGCACAAGGGCAGGCCGAAGTTCAGCCGATCGCTCAGGACGTCGCTCAGAAACTCCAGACGCCGCAATTCGAAGCGCCGGTCAAACTCGCTCAGCGCATGGCGCGCGACGAGGGCTCGACCGTGTTCGACGACTTGCAGAAGGCGCGGCAGGCAGAAGCCGCCAACACGCTAGAGCAGATCATCGGCACGCCGGAACAGCTTGACGCGCTGAAGACCGCGCGAGGCGCGCAGGCGGCAGATGACTTCCTCGCGACGCATGTCGGCATCCCGGTCGATTCGCCCGAAATGGCTGCGCTTCTGAAGAAGCCCGCAATCAAGAAGGCAATCGCACAGGCCGAGACGACCGCGCAGAACCAGGGCGAGTCGAGCATTTTCACGACCGCTCAGAACCGGGCGAACGCTAATGTCGGCGGGGCGAAGTCTGCGCCGCAGAAGTACGTATCGGGTCGTGGTCTGGTCAATGCCAAGGCGGCTCTGGACGACCAGATCAGCGCAGCCGCGCGTGCCGGCGAGAACTCACAGGTGCGCACGCTTCAGGGAGTCAAGAACGAGCTTCTGACCGTCATGGATACGGCCATTCCCGACTACGGCAAGGCTCGCGCAAACTTCGCCCAGGCGTCCGGCCCGATCGACGCAATGGAGGCGGTGCAGAGCCGCCTGTACAGCGCGATTGATCCTGTAAGCAAGGAGGTCGATCCGGGCAAGCTCGTCACGGCGATCAACAGCATCAAGGCCGAGCAGATGAAGCCCGGTATTCGCGCGGCCGACAAGATTCCGTCCGACACGATCGACGCGTTGACCGAACTTGCTCGTCATTTGCAGAACAAGAACGATCTGACCGGCCTTCCGGCGCAGGGGCAAGAGTACATCCGGCGCGCTCTGGCATCGAGCGAGAAGCACGCTGGCGCGAACGCCGAGTTTCAAAAGGTGCTCGACGCTCAGTCTCCGGCGTACAAGGAACTGCACGGCGCGCACGCTCAGAACGTCGCGTCGATCGAGTCGCAGCGCACCAGCCAGTCGGCTCTCGCGCAGGCTCAGGAAGCGTTGCAGAACGCCGACTCGCCGGCCGGGCTGCGCAGTATCGAGAAGATGCTGCCGGACATGGAAGCGGCCGACCGGGCCAAGGCGATCGCTCTACAGCAACAAAAGGCGCGTGAACTTGCTATGGGCGAGGTGCAGGACCGCAACCTGAACAGCCGCGGCAACACGGAATTCAACCGCAGCACGTTCAAGAACGCATCCGACAAGTACTCGTCCTTCATGTCGAAAGAGGACGCGCAGCAGTTCGCCAACGTGGCAGGCGATCTCCAACGGCAGACGACGACCTATGCCAAGACAGGCAAGATCGGCGGAAGCGATACCGCGCAGAACCAGAGCGCGGGACGGCGATTCGGTCGCAACATCGGCGAGGCGTTCAGGGACAGCGCTGTGCAAAGCCTGATCGGTGGTGCGCTCGGATCTGCTGCCGGGCCGTTCGGCACTGTCGGCGGATTGGCCGCCGGCGCCGTGACAGGCGCAATCGGCCGCACGATCACGCAAAAGGTCTCGTCAATAACCACCGAGAACGCTGCAAAGCTTCTGTCTAACGGTAAACTATTGGCCGCGGCGCTGCGTAATTATGAATCGCTCGCGGCACGCCGTCTGTTCGTCGAGCAACTCTCGCAGAAAGCGGGTTATGTGGCAGGCGCCGCAGCCGCGAATCAGTTTAACAGTCGCCGTTAGGACAACTCATGACCAAGCCCGTTTTCACTGTCGAGCGGTTCCAGGATGTCTACGACGAATTGCTGCCGCTGCTCCACCAGCATTACGACGAGATCAGCCTGCACAAGCTGCAAGGGTACGACCTGAAGCCGAACGTCGCGCTGTACCGGGCTATGCAGGACATGGACCAACTCATGATGATGATTGGCCGCTTGGACGGCCAGATCGTCGCCTATTTTGTCGCGTTTGTGCGCCCGAGCATCCACTACACGGACTGCATGGAAGCTGCCGGCGACATTTTTTATTGCTCGCCCGACCGCCGCGGCGCAATGATCGGCTTGCAATTGTTTGAGGCGGCCGAGCAGGAACTGAAGCGGCGCGGCGTGAAGTGCTTCATGGCTGGCGAAAAGCTTGCGTACCCCGCGGGGGCTCTCTTCGAGCGTCGGGGCTTCGAACCCATCGAACGGAAATTTTGCAAATGGCTCTGACCAAAGAAGAACGACTCGGCAAGGTTTGGGACCGCGCAACGGCCCGGTTCGATCGTGCGTACGCGCCGCAGCAGCAAATTCGGCTGGCGTCGCTCGAAGACCGGCGCTTTGCCTTTGTAGACGGTGCGCAGTGGGAAGGCGGCCTCGGCGCACAGTTCAACAACCGGCCGCGCTTCGTCGTCAACAAGGTGCAGAAAGCCGTGCGTCGGATCGTTTCCGAGTATCGCGCCAATGCGATGACGGTCAACTTCCGGTCGAGCGACGACGACAAGCGCCAGGATGATCTCGACGCGCTCCGGATCGTCTACCGGTCCGACGAGCAGTACAGCGGCGCCCAAGACGTCTACGTGGCAGCGTTCGAAGAAGCCGTGGCGGGCGGTATTGGTGCATGGCGCCTGACGAACGACTACGATCACCGCGCAGAAACCGATCTGGACGACGACACGCCGCAGCGGATCTGCTTCGAGCCGATCCCCGATGCGGATATCAGCGTCTTTTTCGACTCGGACAGCCGCAAGCCGGACAAGTCCGATGCGAAGTGGTGCACGGTGCTGAACCCGATCTCGTGGGACACGTACACGACGGAATACCTGGGCGATGCCGTGACGTTGGCCGAACGCCCGAGCAGCTTCAAGGAAGTTCGCTCGCTGAAACAGTTCGACTGGTTCACGAACGATTCGGTCTACATCGGCGAGTATTACGAGGTTGAGCAGAAGGTCGAGAAGTATTCCGTGTGGCGCGAACCGCATTCCGGGCTCGAAGAGAAGGTCTATTCAGGGCTGGATGCCGAGGAACGAGAGGAAGCAGCCGAGGAAGAGGAGCATTGGGCTTCGGTCGGCTACGCAAAGGTCCGCGAGGGTAAGCGCAACTGTAAGCGCGTGCGCAAGTACTTCCTCGACGGCTGCGGCGTGCTGAAGGACTGCGGCTATATCGCCGGCTCGGAGATCCCGATTGTCGTCGTCTATGGCATCCGTCAGGTGATCGACGGTATCGAGCGCTTTCAAGGTGCTGTGCGGCTGGCGAAGGACTCGCAGCGCCTGTATAACATGCAGATTTCGACGCTGGCCGACATTACCGCGTTCACGCCGCGCGAGAAACCGATCTTCCTGCCGGAACAGGTCGCCGGGCACGAACTCGCATGGGCGAACGATCTCGTCGCGAACAACCCGTATCTGCTCGTCAACCCGATCACTGGCTCGGACGGCTCGTCCACGGTCAGCGGCCCGGTCGGAGCCATCAAGCAGCCGGACGTTCCGCCCGCGCTCGCCGGTCTGGTGCAGATCACCGCGGCCGACATGCTCGATGTGACGGGTGGCGATCTGGCGGCCGGTCAGGTGACGTCGAACACGTCGGACGCTCTGGTGAGCCGCGTTCAGGCGCACCAAGACATGCAGGTCTACATCTTCGTCGACAACATGTCTCGCGCGATGCAACGCTGCGGCAAGATTTATCTGTCGATGGCGTGCGATGTCTACACCGAGGACAACCGGAAGTTTGCAGCGAATGGCGAGGACGGTTCGCCCGAGACGACGACTATCAACGTACCGGCGATCGACGAATCCGGCGCGCCGACCATCGCGAAATGTTTCACGCCCGGTCTGGACGTTTTCGTGGATGTCGGGCCTGCGTTCAACAGCCGGAAAGATTCGACGGTGAACGCTATCGCCAAGATTCTGCCGGGCATCGCTGATCCGCAGATGCAACAGCTGATGGTGGCGACGCTGGTCCGGAATCTGGACGGCGAGGGGATGGACGATCTGGCGAAGTTCGCCCGTATGCAGCTCGTGAAGGCTGGCGTGACGAAGCCGACCGACGAGGAAGCGCAGGAACTGCAAGCCGAGCAGCAACAGGCCGCCAATGCGCCGCCTGACGCTCAGACGGTCGCGCTGCTGGCGCAGGCCCGAGAGTCGCAGGCGAACGCGACCAAGAGCGAAGCATCGGCCGTGCAGAGTCTGTCGGCCGCCGAACTCAACCAGGCGAAGGCAGCGCAGGCGATCTCCGACACGAACGCAAGCCAGTTGTCGACCATCATGGCGATGCTTCAGAACATCAAGGACCAAGTGAACGCGCAGGCCAGCCAGGTGAGCACGCCGCAAGGTCCGATGGATGGCAAGGTTGACGCTGCGATCGCAAGCGGGAATGCGGCGCCGTCTCCGGGCGTCAACGCGCTCCACGGCGTGCAACAGGTCGATCCGTCCGCGCAGCAGTTGACCGCGGGCAACGCGCCGGCCGCAGCCCAGGCGCCGGTACATGTCACCAATCACCCGGCTGTCGGTAGATGAGCGAGGTATCGCTTCCGGAATGGGCTGAATGCCTTCTGACACAGGGTCCGCGCTATACCATCTTTCACGGTGGGCGCGGCTCTGGTAAGTCGATGGCGTGCGCGACGGCACTGGTGATTCGGGCTGCATCGGAACCGCTGCGTATCCTATGCTTCCGTGAAATTCAGGAGTCGATCGACGAATCCGTCAAGGCGATCATCGAGCAGCGCATGATCGATTGCGGGCTCCAAGACTTCTTCGACATCCCGAACAAGAAGAAGGAAATCGTCGGGCGGAATGGCAGCAAGTTCATTTTCCGCGGTCTGAGCGACGAAACGTCGACGTCGATCAAGTCGATGAACGACATCGATATAGCCTGGGGCGAGGAAGCGCAGGCGATCTCCGCTGCTTCACTGAAGCTTTTCCTGCCGACAATCCGAAAGGATACGTCAGAGATCTGGTTCAGCATGAACCCGGAGATGGACACCGATCCGGTCTACACGACGTTCATCGAGAAGCGCCCAGCTAACGCCCGAATCATCCAAGTCAATTGGGACAGAAACCCGTTCTGGAATGCAGCGCTTGAGGCTGAACGCCTGCGCTCGCAAGCGGATGACCCGGACGACTATGATCACATCTGGGAAGGCATCCCGAAGTCCGCAGTCGCCGGCGCTATCTACCGCAAGGAAATGCACGCGCTGGTGACGGGAAACCGCATCCGGCCGCTTTCGGCTGATCCGGCGCTAGGCATCCACGCTGTGTTCGACCTCGGCATCAACGATATGACGTCGATCACGATCGCGCAGGCGGATATCAGCGGCCTACGTGTGCTCGACTTTCACGAGGACAACAATAACGACCTGAAGGATTACAGCGACTGGCTGAAGGGCAATGGATACAAAGACGCCGTGGTGTGGTTCCCACACGACGGGAACGCGCGCTCGATTCAGACGAAACTCACGAGCAAGGCGATGATGGAGTCCTACGGATGGCAGGTTGAGACGACGCCTGACATCGGTGTAGAGCCGGGCATCAAGATGGCGCGCGCGGCTCTGAAGCAGGCGTTCATATCGGACGGCTGCACCGAGCTACTTGAACACCTGCGACGATACTCCCGCAACAAGTCGGGGCATCCGAAGCATGACGAGCACTCGCACGCGGCCGACAGCTTCCGCTATACGGCCGTGGCGATGGCTCAGTTTAAGAACGTGTCGGAGCGCAAGCGCCACAACGCCCACATGGCAGCAAGCGTGCGAATAGTGCCTACGGTGACACACTGGAACCGCACTTAAGCGTGACGGGCAAAGTCTTCATGCAATTCCATGCGGCGCTTCTGGACGGCCTGGGCCGCCTCGTCTAGGCTCTTGAATGAGCCTAGGTGCTCCTTCTTTCCATTCGCTCGAATGATCGCAACGTACCGGGTATATGCGCCGACAGTTTTAATCTGGACGCCTTTTACCCCGGTCGCGTTGTGAGCACGAACTTTAGAATTCCATTGGTTTTCGCACAGCGTGGCTTCTCGAAGATTCGCAAGCCGGTTGTCGGCCCGATCTCCGTTGATATGGTCTATCACCGAAGAGGGCCATCGCCCATAGGCGCAAAGCCACGCGAGACGATGTGATAGGTAGAGTTTTCCGCACACGCGAATCGTCAGATAGCCTTTGCTGTGCGTCGGCTCTGTCTTTGTACGAGGACGACCGCCGATGGCCGGCACTCTCCGTGAAACAACCCCCGTTTCATGGTCGTAGTGCAGAAGCGCGATCAGTTCTGTCTCTGTCATACGTGGAAATCCATCACCATAGAGATTCTGTCCACGGATGACTCGTTGCGGACTTCATGGTCCAGTTCATTCCGGAACCAGAACAATCTTCCAGTCAGCATCTGGATTGTCTCGTCCTTGCTGCCGTCCTTTTCCTCGCCGCAGTAGATCACCGCGCCCGGCTGGCCTTGAATGACCAAGTGAAATCTGCGCCAATAACGCACGTGCTCTGCCGTGTCGGCGTGGCGGAAGATCCGGCCGCCCGGGCGAATCCGGTTCACCATCACGCGCCCGATCCGCGTCGCCTCGACGAACCGCGCCAGATCGAACACGAACGCATGCGCCTGCGTCAGCTTCGACCATGCCGGGTACGCGATCGACTCGTGCTGGTCGTATCCGGCGAGCTGGTTCTGCTTGTATAGCTCGATTTCGTCCTCGCTCATCCCGGTCTGGATCTCCGGGAAGCGGAGCATGATCGTATCGGTATCGCCGAACGGTCCCTGTGGGTAGTTCCGCAGGAACGTGTCGGCCGTCCATAGGTCCGGGTTCATCGAGATCGCCAGCCCAAGGGCGCCGACGTCCATACCGTCTTTGATTACGCGGAAATTTCGCATCAGAAGGAGATTTTGAAAGCAGTAACGAACAGGACGAGGGCGCCGATAGCGACGCTCCATCCGAAGATAGCCTTGAGCACGGACGCACCGTTGCGCCTGATGTCGCCGGCCAGTTCGAACGGGAAGGCGAGCATGCGGATGACGATCTCCGCGACCGCCTGGATAAGCCCGAGGCGCACCAGCATGATCGCTAGGCCGATGAGCACGCCGATGACAAACGCGTGACTGAGTGCGGACATCATTCCTTTTCTTTCTCCTTCTCGATCTCGATTTGCTTGCGCAACATGTCGCGAACTACCTCCGCAAAGGATAGGTCGTGCTTCTCGGCATATTCCACAAGCCATTTAAGCATCGGCTCGGGAAAGAAGAGGCTAATACGTTTCATGTGGTCATGATAGGCATACAATACGCGCATCACAAGATATTTTTATCGTATACTTGACGAATTGCATCTTTCCACCTACAGGTGAGTGAATGGAACAAGAACTCGAAGCGCAGCAGCCCGAACTTGAGCAGGAACAGCCCGCCGAAATCGCGGCTCCCGTTTTGTTTGAGGACGAAGATCAGGAGTCCCAAGAGCAAGAACCCGCAGAGGGCGCCGAGCAACCCGAAGGCGAGCCCCCGTCGCTGAAGGGCCAACCGGCGCCCAAGTGGGTGGCGGAGTTGCGTAAGAGCCACAAAGAGGTGATGCGCGAGAAGCGCGAGCTTCAGCGCAAGGTGGAGGAGTTGCAGTCCAAGCTGCCGCCACCGGTCCCGACGCTCGGGCCGAAGCCGACGCTCGATCAGTTCGACTACGACGAAGCCGCGTTCGGTGAGGCGTACGACGCCTGGATGCAGCGGAAAGCGGCGGCCGATGCGGAAGATCAGCGGAAGGTCGACGCACAGCGCAAGGAACTGGAAGAAGTCGAGAACTTCAAGAAGTCCTACGCCGACCGCAAGAAATCGCTCGGCGTCGACGACTTCGACGAAGCAGAAGCGGAGGTCGGTGCGATCCTGAACCAGACGCAAGCCGGGCTGCTGATGCGCGGCGCGGATGACCCGGCCGTTCTGGTCTATGCGCTCTCGAAATCCCCCGCGCGGTTGATGGATCTGGCGAAGATCACCGATCCGGTCAAGTTCACCGCGGCAATCGCGAAGATGGAGGTCCACTTGTCGACGAAGAAAACCAGCCGGCCGGCGCCGGAACCGCGCATCACTGCCGAGCGTGGCTCAGGCTTCAGCGCATCGAGCAACCAACTCGACAAGCTCCGCGCGGAAGCAGAGCGCACCGGTGACTATTCGCGCGTTGTCGCGTACAAGAAGCAAATGGCGCAAAAATGACGGATACGAAAGCTAAACTCCTGAGCCATGCCCGGCTCAAGGAGTTGTTTGCCTACGACCCGGAGACGGGGCTGCTTACGCGGAACGTTGCGGTCGGATCGGTGCGAGCCGGGACGGTTACGGGCGGAAGTACGGATCAGTACGGTTATAAAAAGATCAACGTCGACAAATGCACGCACCTTGTGCATCGTCTGGTGCGCGAAAAACACCACGAACGTTATGCATGCCACGCTTAGTTAGTATTGCCATCTAGCTTTAAAAGTAATATAGTGCTAGCAAGCTTGTGCGCGTCAGGACTGAGACAAATCCTTTTCTGACGCGAGCGGCGGTTTCAACGTATTCAGCTCCATCGGCGTGGCTCTGCCCGTTAGTCCTGCTGACTGCGAAATCCTTGGGGAAATCCCCAACGCTTTCTCATTCATTTTTTTAGGACTACAGAAATGGCCAACCCCCCGGCAGCCCCCTTTTTGTCGACCGCAAACTCGTTCTCGAAAGAAGAGCGCATCGCGTTCGAAAACCTCCTCGAAGGCTTCAATGACCAGTTGGTCATGTCGAAGGCCGTCACCGTATTCTCGAACGATCAGACCATGATGGCTCGTGCCGGCGACATCATCCGCCGCCCGATGCCGTACATCGCCCGTTCGTTCTCGGGCCTCGACCAGACCGCAAACTTCGTCGGCAAGACGCAGTTGACCATCCCGGCCGCGATCGACACGATCCGCAGCTCGCCGTGGGTGATGGACGCAACCGAACTGCGCGACGCGCTGCAAGAAAACCGCCTCGGCACGGCTGCGAAGCAGAAAATCGCGTCGGACATCAACGTCGATGTGGTGAACGCTGTTTCGACGCTCGGCTCGCTGGTCGTGAAGCGCACGGTCGCCGCGACCGGCTTCGACGATCTGGCACAAGCTGATTCGCTGATGAACGAGCAGGGCATCGACTACGACGGCCGCTACTCGGTCTTCGGTTCGCGCGACTACAACGCAATGGCCGGCAACTTGGCTTCGCGTGCGTACGTCGTGGAAGGCCAGAAGGCTGCCAACGCCTACGAAATGGCAACGGTTGGCCGTCAAGTGGCAGGCTTCGAGCGCGTGCTGAAGGCAGACTACCTCGCGCGTCTGACGGCTGCGGCCGGCGTGACGGTCACGGTCAACGGTGCAAACCAGTTCACCACGCCGAAGGCGCTCGCAGCGAGCCCGACCGGCCCGCTTCAGTCGAACGTCGACAACCGCCTGCAAGCTCTCGCGATCACGGTCACGTCCGGCACGGTCAAGGTAGGCGACGCCTTCACGATCGCGGGCGTGAACAACGTCCATCCGATCACGAAGATCGACACCGGCCAACTCAAGACCTTCCGCGTCGTCGGCATCGTCTCGGGCGCAGGTGGCACGGGCACGATCACGATCACCCCGGCGATCATCTCGGGTCAGGGCGCAACCGATGCGGAACTCGCGTACAAGAACTGTACCGCGACGCCGGCTGCGGGCGCTGCGATCACGTGGCTCAACACGGTCACGACCGGCGTGAATTGCTTCTGGAAGAAGGAATCGGTCGAAATCCTGCCGGGCCGTCTGGCAGTTCCGTCCGACCAGGGCATGGCCGTGATGCGCGGTACGACCGACCAGGGTATCGAGATCGTGATGGCGAAGCAGGCCCACATCGAGAACTACAAGTCGCTGTATCGCGTCGACGCTTTTTACGGCGTAAGTGTCACGAATCCCGAGATGTGCGGGATCATGCTCTTCAACCAAACGTAAGCAACGTATTCCGGGCGCCCTTCGGGGCGCTCCGCTTACCTTTGGGAGAATGCTATGGCAGCCACAAGCGAGGCGCGTGCGCTTCCTTTCTTCACGGATCTCTACGGGTCACCCCTCGAATCCGGGTTCATCTATATCGGTCAAGCCGGGCTCGATCCCGTCGCATACCCGGCTGTCGTCACGTCCGACATCGCCGGTAGCGTCGTTGTCGCTCAGCCGATCAGGACCACGCACGGCCACGCAACGGCTGCGGGTTCGCTGATCCATCTGTTTGTTGAAATCCCCTATTCGATCACGATCCTTGACGCTGCGAGGCGGCTCGTCTACGCGTCGCTGAACGAGACGGACCCTATCGTCATGGCGATCGGGTCGAGCAGCGTGCAGAGCGTCGCGAATGCGGCCGAGCTTCGTGCGCGCGACAAGAACTCGACGAACCAAGTCTGGATGACGGACGTAGGAATGTACACGTACGTTCCTACTGACAACACGTCGCCGGAAAACTTCCCGTTCGTCGTAGTCGGAAATGACGGGGGCCGGTATCACCTCAATTTGCAGGATGTGAACGCGAATTGGGTGAAGGTGACGGGTAATAGCAACCCGTCAACGCAGGGGTTATGGATTGGCTGGAACGCCGCCGGCGATGGGTCTGCATTTATAACGAACAACAGGGGTATTAGTACCGGCGGCATTGTGATCCGCGTCGTCAATGCAGACAACTCCGTTGAGACGGGCCGAGCGACCATCACGACGACTGGCGGTCTGGTAACGACGGATGGCATTCAAGCGACCGGCGACATCAAGGCGACGCACAACCTGATTGCGATGAATTCCGTAGTCGAGTTGAACAACATCGGTACTCGTTCGATTCTGTGGGACTCGGTTGGCGACACGTACGCTTTGCCGAACGCACCTCTTCTTGTAAATGGCTCGTTGGCTCTCACGACTGCCACGTATCAGAGCTTCATCGCGGCCAACCAATTGGCTAACGGCATCGGTGCCGTTGCGCTCGGTAACAACATCGCCCCCAATCCCGTTCTTCCTGGCACGTGGGTTTCCCCCGGCACTGGCGCGAACGCCGTATTTCTCTGGGTGAGGACTGCATAAATGGAATATCACTCGATCGCAAATCCGGTATGGACCGACGCGGCGCACTCGATGGTCACGGTCGACATTGTGTTTCCGTCGCTCGGCGATGAACCGGTCAAGTTCAACGCGTCGGACAAGGATTGCATGCCGTACGGCCGCGAGATCCACGCCGATCTGATCGCCGGCAAGTACGGCTCGATCGCAGAGCCAATCGTTCAAGGATAAGAGATGTCGACCATCGGGGATTTGTGCGTAACGTCGTCCGTAAGCTCGGGCGATAAGCTGCCGATTTGGCAGAACGCAAATGGCGTAACGCGCGCGCTGCCGATATCCGTCTTGGACGATCGGTACATCACGCAGGAAGAAATCGCGTTGTTGGCTATCAGCCCGGCGACGGAAATCTTTGTTGCTGGCGCGGACTTCACGCCCGGCGTTTCGCTCGCTTTGACGCTGGCGAACCTGTACAACTCGGTCAACAACATCGAGGTCTTCTTCGATGCGTCGTATCAGGGACCGGATCAGTACGATCTGATCGGGCATGGCTTGTCCTTCACCTCTCCGATTCCTGTCGGCGTGGAAAAGGTTTATGTCCGCGGCGGGGCATCTCGACTCGTCGTGACCCCGAGCGATGGCGCGGTAACGGACGCCTCGATCGCGACCGGCTCCCATCTATTCAACCGCGTCAATGACGTGCGCAGCATTCGTGACTTCGGCGCGCGCTGCGATGGCGTGACGGACGATTCGTTGGCGTTCCAGGCGGCATCGAATGCCGTTCCTGCTGGCGAGACGTGGGAAATCTTCGTCCCTGCCTCGTCCGTCGTGAACAGCACGGTTACGGCCGGGCTCGGGACGATCGCATGGAACTTCGCGCAAGAGGTTGAACTGCTCGGGACTGGAACGATTCCGTATCAAGCCGCAACGATGGGGTTCAACTCGACGCCGAATGTCGGGAAACGCCTCAGCATCTGGCACGGCACGAACGCCAACCCGACGACTGACGGCGTGACGTCGACGGCGTACATCCAGCGCGTGGACAAGTCTGTTGTCGGTGACGATCCAGCGCACCTGATCTCGTCGCTCTACGTGACGCACAAGCGGCTGCCGGGCGGAACCGGCTGGCTGTATGGCGGCTACTTCTACCTTGAGGACCAGTCGACGACGGGCACCGCTCAGTCTGTCGCCTTGGCTGCGTCGGCTCACGGAATCACGAAGGGCGCGGTTTGGGGCCTTTATTCGGAGGTCTTAGGGCAGTCGCCGAATGTCACGATGACGGCGATTGAGGTCGACACGTTCAACTTCACTAATGCCGATTACGCCTACAACGACGCGTTCCCGACGACCGCGCCGTTCTCTGCCGGCATGTGGAACATCTCGTTCGGGCAGAACAAGAACTCGTTCGCGCACGGCATCGCAAGCGGCAGCATCGCCAATCAGTGGCACGTCGGCATCTACATGAAGACGTTCTCGATCGATCACATCGGGATCGACATCCAGGCGCAGCCGCCGACGCTCATCAATTTCAAGTACGGCGCCTCGACGGACGGGACCGGGATTACCCCCGGCGGCATCGGGCTCGACGTGGGCGCTCAGATCAATGCCGCGTACGGATCTGGCGCGAATCAATGCGCGATCCATATGCGCGATCAGCGTCTTGGCTTCGGCAACTTCGGTTTCATGCAGTTCAACCCGACGTCCGGCTTCCTCGAAATCTGGTCGAGCCCGTCGACTCGCGCAGTTCACCTCAACCTATCAACCGGCGTGTGGATCGCAGGCTAACCATGAACAAAGACATCGAATACATCAACACGCAAATCGCGCAATCGAAGGCCAAGCTATTCGACCTTTCGAAAGCTCGTGACGACGAAGAAAACAAGCTCTTCGGTTTGTATGGCGCGCTCGAAACGCTTCAGATGCTTGAGCAAAAGCAGAAGGCTGCTGCGCCCGCGGAACAGCAGCGCGAACCGAGCCCGCTGACGGCCGCGGTGCGTGAAGCCGCCGCTGCGGAACAGGCTGCGTTTCGTGCACAGCCTCAAGACACGTCGCAGATCGGCGCCATTGTGTAACACATAGCGGCCCAAAGAGGCCGCTTTCTTCGGGGAATGGAAATGAACGACGTCGCATCGAGTGTCGCAAAGGCGGTGCCTCCATTGGGGGCGAATTATTGGCTCTGGTTCACGAGCCACGACATCAATTGGTATGTGGCGTTGTTCACGATCGCCTACATCGTTTTGCAGGCGTTCTACCTCATCAAGAACAAGGGGCGCAAGGGAAATGACTGACGACAATCTGCGCCTTCTGATCGCCGAGCTACGGCGCGACGAGGGCGTCGAGTACAAACCGTACAAGGATACGAAGGGAATTCTGACGGTTGGCGTCGGGCACAACCTGCAAGCGATTCCGCTGCCTGCCGGGTGGTCGTATCCGCTGACAGACGAACAGGTCGACGTCCTCCTGACCGATGACATTCGGAACGTGTTTGAAGATCTCGACCGCAACCTTCCGTGGTGGGTCGATCTGAACGACGTCCGTCAGCGCGTGCTTGCCAACATGGGGTTCAACCTCGGAATCACGAAGCTGCTCGGGTTCAGAAACACGCTGGGCGCCATGCGCCAGGGCAAATACGACGACGCAGCCCGCGGGATGCTCAATTCCGCGTGGGCGTCTCAGGTGAAGGGCAGGGCAATCCGTCTTGCCGACATGATGCGTAAGGGGCAATGACATGGCTGCATTCGATCCAGTCACCGCAATAACGAACGTCGTCGGTCAGGTCATCGACCGCGTATGGCCCGATCCCGCGCAAGCCGCACAGGCAAAGCTCGAATTCTTCAAGCTTCAGCAGACCGGCGAGCTCGCGCAGATCACCGGGCAGATGGAGATCAACAAGACCGAAGCGTCGAACGCGAGCGTCTTCGTCTCGGGATGGCGCCCGTTCATCGGGTGGGTGTGTGGCGCCGGCTGCGCGTGGAACTGGATCGGCCTCCCGGTCGCGAAGTTCGCGCTCATCTTCGCCGGCCATCCGGTCAACATCTCGCCCGCCGACCTATCCGAAATGATGCCGCTTCTGTTCGGCCTTCTCGGCCTCGGGACGCTTCGCACCTTCGAAAAGACAAAAGGGGTAGCTGCAAAATGAAGAAGATCATCGCCGGCGCGCTCGCGCTATTCTCCGCGCTGTCTTTCGGCGCCACGCTGAACCCGATCCAGTTGCTCAACCCGGCCGGTTCGACAGCAGGGCAGTCGATCGTCTCGACCGGACCGACGACGGCGCCGGCGTGGGGAGTATCAACCCTCGCCCCCATCGCTGGTAACACGGTGCTCGGCAACTCGACCGGCGCGGCCGCGGTCCCGGGCGCCGTTTCGGTTCCGAACTGCTTGGGCGCTTCTTCGGCTCTGAACTACACCGCCGGATCTGGATTCGGCTGCAACGCCACCATCAACGCTATCACCCTGGGAGGCGCCACGTTTTCGTCGCCCGGTCCGATCGGCTCCGTCTCGTCGAGCACCGGGGCATTTTCATCGATCAGCACGCCGTCAGCGACTATCGGCGGCGGTACGATCGATAACACGGCTATCGGTGCTAGTGCAGCCAGCACCGGGCGCTTCACTTCGGTAACGGTGACAACCGGCGGGGTGGGAATCACCGGCGGCCTCACGATGGCGACCGGCGCTATAACGCCCGTCTCGACAGCCGGCATCGCGGGCACCACGACGAACAACAACGCGACCGCGGGGAGTTGGGGGGAGTATCAGACGAACTCGACCGCCGGCACTTCGCTAACTAGCGCGACGGCGGCGAACGCAACGAGTATCACGAATCTACCGGCCGGCGATTGGGATGTGTCGTGTGTGGTGACGTTCGTCCCGGCTGTAGGGACGATACCTTCAATCATCGCGGCGGGCGTCACCACGGCATCGGCCACGCTGCCGGGTCCGAATATCGGCGGGTTCGTGCAGTTTGCCAGCAGCTTCCCGTCCGGGGCCGCGCAAGTCATGATCGCCCCGACCGTGCGTGTAAGTCTCGCGAGCCCGACGACGACCTTTTGCGTGGCGCAGTCGACATTCACTGGTGGCACGTCGACCGTGAACGGTTTTATCCGCGCGCGACGGGTTCGATAA